TCAGCCAGCTTTGCTTTGCGTGCTCAGCTTCGGCGCGGACTCCACCTGTTCATCTGAATCACATTGTTCTGAAATCTCTTTATTGTTGTGAATGTCTACCGCTGAATTCTTAGGCATCAGGGCATTTAACCCACCTCGGATGAAAGCATTCATCACCTCATCCCGCTGCTCCTTAGTCATACGATTATAAATCATCATCCACAGAGCTTTGTCCTCATCAGTTCCCAACGTGGGCTGGTGAACAGCCACTCTCGCATCAGTACATGAGAGTTCAGAATCACTGTTACCAAAATGATGTCTGGTGCGCTCCGGTAATACAGACACATGATATTCAGTTGCCTTAGTACCTTGTCTTTTTCGTCTTAATCCTGGTTGTTCAAGAGTCGCACGATCCAAAATATCCCTCGCTCTTCTTGCTGTTGTTGGCATATCAGGTAAACCAGCAACTTCCTTTGCAGTTACCCATTCTTTCTGTTCGTTGCTATGGGGCATTTTCCGTCCTTTTGATATAAGCAGAAAAGGACGGAACGTCCCTTTCCTGTGTTAATGCGTTTTTCGCTTTCGGACCAAGCACACCAACGATCTGAAAACTTAAATGCTAAAAACCAAAAAGGACGAACATGTGTTGACATGCGTCCCTTTTGTCTCTATCGTCTTATTACAAGGTTTAAGCACAAGGGCTTATTACTATGATTGATTATGTAGCATCTCAAAAATCTTGTCAGGATAAAAGAGACTGGCATCGTGCAGATGTAATTGCTGCACTAAAAAAGAAAGGCACATCCTTAGCTCGTGTATCGCGTGAAGCTGGCCTAGGTTCTCGTACTCTTAGCAATGCATTAGCGCGTCGCTGGCCTCGAGGGGAGAGACTTATTGCTGATGCGTTAGGGGTTTCGCCAGACGCTATCTGGCCAAGCCGGTATTCTGCACAGGAGTTCAAATAATGGAATGGGTATGCGCTATTGAGGTTACAGGGATTTCCGGACTACCGAGCACCACTCGCAGGACTCGTGATGCGTTAGAAAAACTAGTTATGGGCCGCACCGAGCTACGCCGCAAACGTGCTGGCACCAAAGCATTTGAATACCACATATCAGTATTGCCACCAGAAGTTCGTGCTGAATTGCTGGCAACTCGTGGGTTGATTGAAACCTCATCCGGACTCATTACTTTGCCGCAAGAGCCTGAACGAGTGGCTGCTGACGACCTTGATCGTCAGCGTCTCTGGTCAGCCTGGGAGAAAGCAACAGGCGAACAGCGACTGCATGCAGAGCGTCGCACGAAAGCTGCCGCGCTGGTGGCTGAGCTGATGGCATCAGGTGTTGGCAACCGCAAAGCTATTACCCTTGCTGCCAAGCAACTGCAAATCAGTGAAGGAACGCTGCGCAATCTGTACTACAAAGTGAAGGACTTCAGCCCCGACCTCTGGGGACCGGTACTGCTGGATCGCCGGGTTCGTGAAAAACGCGTTACGGGACGTTCGGCTGAAATCTCTGATGATGCCTGGCAATTCTTCCTGGGCGATTACCTGCGCAACGAAGCACCGTTTTTCTCCAAATGCTATGAACGGCTGGAAATCGCCGCAGAAACACATGGCTGGACCATACCGGCTGAACGTACCCTGCGTCGTAAGCTGGAACGTGAAGTTGATCCGCGTATTGTCGTTGCCACCCGTGAAGGTGAAAACGCCCTGGCGCAGATGCATCCATCTCAACAGCGCACCGTCGCGCAGCTGCATGCGATGGAATGGATTAACGGTGACGGTTATCAGCACAACGTGTTTGTCCGCTGGTTTAACGGTGAAATCATCCGCCCTAAAACATGGTTCTGGCAGGACGTCCACAGCCGCAAAATTGTCGGCTGGCGGGCTGATGTATCAGAAAACAGCGACAGTATCCGCCTGTCACTCATGGATACACTGAAAACCTACGGGAAACCCCAACACATCACGATAGACAACACCCGTGCAGCGGCGAACAAATGGTTGTCTGGTGGCGTTCCTAACCGCTATCGGTTCAAAGTACGTGAAGATGACCCGATGGGGATCATCCCTCTGCTGGGTATCAAACTGCACTGGACTGGCGTTATCGGTGGTAAAGGCTGGGGCCAGGCTAAACCCGTAGAACGTGCCTTTGGTGTGGGTGGTCTGGGTGAATACATTGATAAACACCCGGCTCTGGCTGGCGCATTTGCCGGTGAAAATGTCAGTTCCAAACCAGAAAACTACGGCAGCCGCGCCGTTGATGTTGAGACCTTTATGGAAATTATCAGTGAAGGTGTCGCCATGTTTAACAGGAAAACCCAGCGTAAAACGGAAATGTGCCGGGGTGAACTGTCCTTCGATCAGGCTTTTGAACAAAGCTACAGCCAGGCTGTGATCACCCGTTTAACTGAAGAACAAATCCGCCAGTTCATGCTGCCGGCAGAGTCGGTTCGCGTGAAACCAACCGGAGAATTCACGATGGAAAGCGGCGGCTCACTGTTTGGCCGCAAGAACACCTACTGGAGTGAGCAACTTGTCAGCCATCGCTCCCGCAAAATTACAGTCCGTTTTGACCCGCGTAACCTTCACAGTGAAGTGGCCTGTTACGACCTTGATGGCCGCTTCCTCTGTATGGCGGAATGCCGCGCCGCAGTGGCGTTTGGTGATACTGAAGCTGGTCGTGAACACAACCGCGCCCGCCGTGAAATGATGCGCAGCACCAAAAAAGCAGCGAAGGCGCTGAACCGTATGACAGCGATAGAAGTTAATGACCTGCTACCGAAGACAGAGCATGCGGAGTTGCCGGAACGTCATGTTGTTGAGCGTGTATTCAATATGGGTAATACCGTCAGACGAGTGGAGGAAATACAGGACACGCAAACCGAGAATGATGTGATTTTTCAGACGTTCGTTAATAAAGCGAAACAGTCGCAGAAATAAAAAAGCGACGTTGCGAGCGCCGCTTTGAATGAAGTGAATCAGTTTTAACACCTGATTAAGTACAGGCCATTTGAAAAATACAGGATTAATAATCATGACGCAAATTAACCATGATGTTGTGCGTAGTGCCATTCGTGAATTAATTGACAGCAAGGCGATTTCAGGTGCAGCTCTGGCACGTGAAACCGGCACCTCAACGGCTACGGTTTCTCAGTTTCTGAACGGGAAATATAAGGGCGATAACGATACGGTTGCCGCCAGCCTGAATACCTGGCTGGAAAGCCACACAGCCGCGAAAACCTCGCTGCCAGTGGCTCCGGATTTCGTTGAAACACCGACCTCACAAAAAATTCTCGCCACCCTGACGTGGGCGCAACTGGCCGGAACGATTGTGCTGGTTTACGGCAATCCGGGCGTCGGTAAAACAAAAGCCATCAGACAGTATGCAGCGACAGGCAACAACGTCTGGCATATCACCGCCAGTAAGTCCCGCAGCAACGAACTGGAAACGCTGTACGAACTGGCGCTGAAGATGGGGATTGCTGATGCACCATACCGTCGCGGCGCATTGTCCCGTCTGTTACGCCAGCGTCTGCCGGATACGCGTGGTCTGATCGTCGTGGATGAAGCTGACTGGCTGAGTCTGGATGCCGTTGAAGAGTTGCGAATTCTCCAGGAGGAATGCGGCGTTGGTCTGGCGCTGGTCGGAAACCATAAAGTCTACGACCGCCTGACAGGTGGACAGCGCAGTGTGGACTTCGCCCGTCTGTTCTCCCGCGTCTCTAAAAAGTACGTCATCAACACCGTATCAGCCGGTGATGTGGACAGTTTTTGTGATGCCTGGCAGGTGTGCGGACAGGAGGAACGGAAACTGTTGAAGATGATCGCCCGTCGTCCCGGTGCTCTCCGTTCTCTGTCTCACATCCTCCCGCTGGCGGGAATTTACGCACAGGGCAAGGGTGAGACCATCGGCACGTCACACATCCAGTCTGCGATGCTGGAACTGGGTCACAGCAATCTGAACGAGGAATAACACCATGATTACTGAACGTATTGCAGAACACATCAGCATGGCAGAGGCGGCGCAGAACTGGCTTCGCTCCCGTGGTAGCCGTGTCACTGACGTTCGGGTTTTCATGCGTCGCCCGTTACTGGAGATTGTCTGCCCACCAACAGAGCTGGTGCGTAGTGCATCCCGTATATCGGAAACACACAACGGCGGCACCCGCTCCGTCTGGGTAGCCAGTCTGGAAGGTTGCCGGGTTATCTGGAGGTAAGTATGGGCTGGAGTACGGGGAGAGCATGGTCACGCGAAGAACTCCTTATTCTCGAACAGAACGCGGGAAAGGTAAGTGTAAGCGGTCTGGCGCTGCAACTGGGGCGCTCTAAACAGTCAGTGCAGAATTGCGCCATTCGGCAGGGTCTTTCGCTGCGCATCAGAGCAGGAAATGATGACGACGCATATTTGTGTCGTGAGCTTTACAAGGAGGGGCTGACCATCTCGGTTATCGCCGAAAAAATGGAAATGTCCCGTAGTCAGGTATTTAACATTATTTATAGAGGTAATTAACGGAGGTGTGAAATGGCAAAAATTACTGCTTATGCCTGGGCTTCGGGGTTAATTGAATTTGGACAAACACTACCCGACGGGGCTTTACCCATTATCACTGGCGAAGAAAATCGAATCAGGGATTTAATTGATATTAATGCCAGACATTCCCGTTCAGGTAACGAGCTTCTTGTGCCTGGAGTGCCTGGAGTGCCTGAAGCCAGTAACCAACATGAGGGATGTAATGCACTAATGAGATTTACTGACCTTATCACTCGTGAATATATTGAAAAATAAAGCTGAGGTTTACATGAAAGCACCCAAAAAGCCCCGCGCAAAATCAGCCGCTGCTGTTGCCGTTCCTCAATGCCGCGATGACGTAATCAGCGACATCCGCAAGATCGGCGATATTACCCGTGTCATTCTGCGTCGTGAAACGGAACTGAATGACAAAATAGCGGCCCTGACAAATGATGTTGCGCCCGGCATTGAAGCGCTTAAAAAAGAGCTTGCGCGTTTGCAGGCTGGCGTTCAGACATGGTGTGAAGCCAACCGTGCAGAGCTGACGAAAGACGGCAAGACCAAGACCGCTAACCTGACAACGGGTGAGGTTCGCTGGCGTAAACGACCACCCAGTGTCACCATTCGCAAAGTTGAAGATGTTATTGCGTTACTCAAGAAATTCAGCCTGGGTAAATTTCTTCGCAATAAAGAGGAAATTAATAAAGAGGCAATTCTTGCATCACCGAATGAAGTTAAGGGAATTGCAGGGATATCCATTAAATCAGATGTTGAGGATTTTGAAATAATCCCATTTGAGCAAACTGTAACTGATTAATTAACTTTCTTTGATTCTCAGAATTTTAATACGGCATGCCTGCCGGGGCTTCGTGCACCCGCAGGCAACTAAATATGGAGTTTAAGCGAATGACCAGGCATACGATTATCAATATCCAGCAGATACGTGACGATATCTGCAAACGTAAAGCAATGCCGCCATTTGGCCCCGATACCAGTATTAATCGTCTTAAAACTATTAATGAGACCCAGCGCAGTTTCACTCCTGAAGTCGTGGAATTGTTGCTGGGTGAAATAGACGTCCTGTCAAAATCAGAATGGACACTGGCGGATGAACTGGTCAAGGCCCAAAAACGCATAGCTGAACAGGAACGCACTAACACCGCTCAGGATGATCACATCAATCAGCAGGCAGACCGTATCGAATGTATGGAAAAGAAAAACAACGATCTGGGTAAAGCTATTGGGGCCGCACCGCCATCGCTTTCACTGTTACCAGCAACATCTGATGTTCTGGCCGAGCGCCAGCGGCAGACATCGGTTAAGGGATATACCACACAGCAGGACGACACATATATTGAAGGTGAACTGGCCGCAGCGGCTATCAGTTACATAGAGCCTTTGGCGGCTGAAGAATACTGGCCTGCTGACTGGAATGATGCCAGTTTCAAACCATCAGACTATCGTCGAAATTTAGTGAAAGCATGTGCGCTTTTGATTGCAGAAATTGAGCGCATTGACCGCCAGACGGAGGGAAGTAACGATGAGCCGCGCATCCCTGATTAAGTTAATCCATGTTGCCCGTCGTAATCTGCAGCTGGACGATGACACCTACCGTTCTGTACTGATGCGAGTGACGGGAAAACAAAGCTGTCGTGACCTGAGAGTCGGCCAACTGGAGGATGTGCTGAAGGTACTGGAGGATAAGGGTTTTAGACGTACCCGCCCCCGTTCTCCGGCTCGCCGTCATCGTGAAACAGATATCACCGCAAAGGTCCGCAGCATCTGGCGGCAGATGCATCTTGATGGGTTTATCCGTGATGGCAGCGATACCGCACTGGATACGTTCGTCACGAAGATGACAGTCAGAACCAACAAAGGTAAAGGTATCGCCAGCCTGGCATGGTGCCGTGGCGATAATCTTCTGATGGTGCTGGAAAGCCTCAAGCAATGGCACCTGAGAGAAATGACTGAGGCGCTGAGTCCGCGAGACCTGGCATTTCAGGATAATCGGGGTTATGACGCCATCAACAGCCTGTATTCCAGTAAAGTAAGAAAGGTGCGCACATGAGCGAAAAGCAGAATGACCTGTTTGGTGATATCCAGGATGACAGCATTCTGGAGCACCTGGACGATGACAGTTCGGCGGAAACTGTGCGTTTTCCTGCACTGCTGACAGAACTGAACACGCTACTGCGTGGTGAGCTGACAAAGCATGGCGTTGACCCACGAATCTCTCTGGAGCTGGTTTATGCGATTAGCTGTCAGATTGGCGGTATGCAGATTTATTTTCCACGCGGCCAGACTCTTGAGTCGCTGATTCGTGATATGAAAATCTGGCGTGATTTCAATGGCAGAAACATCACAGAGTTGGTTGAGCGTTACCGTGTTACCTATAAAACGGTGTATAAAGCAATCCGGAGAATGCGAAAGTTAGAGCAAGGTAAGAGGCAGCTCTCATTTAATATGGAGTGATAATATGGTTGGTGTGATTGTTATTAATATAGTTTGTATTATATGCGTTTTTTGGGTTTTCTTTGATGCAACTTCTAACAACATAGGAAGTTATGTTGTTAGAGACGGTGTGCGAAAAGGATGTCGCAGAGGCATACACCCTGTGGTTTGGGCTGCGCTAAGTATATTTATACTTCCTTTTATTTGGTATCTGATCAACAGGAAATCTTTATTGGTCGCTGCGGAAGAATATCCAGTAAAGACTGATAAAAGTGTAAGTTTTATTATTCTACTTTTGTTGGTTTCAGGATGGTTGCTCTATCGCTACAAAGATTATTTATTCTATTAGGCCATAGCCAATACAATGAAGCCGGTTAATCCGGCTTTTTTTTCGCCCGGCACATGATGGAAGGGAAATCTAACCCACTTCCAAAGGTGCCGTTTTATGAACAACACCCCCGATTCTCCCGCATTTCGCAATGCTCTCGCGTTCGTGCTCAGCGCAGAACGCGGATATGTCAATGACCCCACTGACCGTGGCGGTGAAACCAACTACGGTATATCAGATAAACGTGACGGTGTTGCCGATGGCATGACTGACGTTAATGGCGATGGCAAGCCTGATACCCGTATTCGTGATTTAACGGTTGAACAGGCCGGACAGATTTACTTCCGTGACTACTGGTATCCCGCGTATTGCCAGTTTTGGCCGGATGATATCGCCCTGTTTGTCTTTGACTCTGCCGTCCAGCATGGTGTCAAAAAGGCTGTCCAGTTGCTTCAGGAAGCTGCCGGTTTCACTGGCAAAAGCGTTGACGGTATCGCCGGTAAAAACACCCGCGCAGCCGTTGAGCGTGCTGACCCTGACTGGCTGCTGAACCGGCTGCTTCTGCGTCGTTCCCGCTATTACGCCGACATCATCAAATCAACCCCTTCACAGGGCAAGTTCCTCAACGGCTGGTTTAACCGCCTGGACAACCTCGCTGACGCCTGTCGTGAGATTTCCGGTGTCCACTATTCGGTAGCCCGGAGCTGATATGGGCAAGGGATGGGACGCTTCGCTGAAGCAGGGACGACGTGACCGGCTGCGGCAGGAAGTTCTTCACCGAATGGCCGGTGGCCCCGTCCCCGTTCCGACAAGTTATGCAGGTCATGACGGTACACACGCCAGTTACTACATGCGCGGCTGGTCATCCGTCGATATCAGAGACATCGTCTGGCAATGCCAGCGATACAAGGAAAAACATAATGTTTAAATCGTTTTGCTGCGACTGGTTAAAGCTGGCGCGGATACAGGTTTTGCGCTCCGGATGGAGCATTGTCATTCTCGTCGGCCTGTCGCTGTTCATCTGTAGTTTCACAGGCCGCCAGGCATTTATGGTCTGGTGGCTGGCACTCTCCGGCGTGGTTCTGATCGGATTCAGCATCTTTCTCGGCAATCTTCCGTACAGGCTTCTTAAACCTGAAATGCATATCAGCCGGCATGCCCGTTTCTGGGCGTGGGTCATCTGGGTTGTAGGCGTTTTTCTTCTCATTCTGAGCCAGCTATATGCCATCCCGTTATACCTGATTTTTCTTTCACCAGTGGGTGCTGCAATCGGCGTTCTTTTCTGTATGTGGGTTGAACGTAAGGGGCTTCTTGCATGGATCCAGTGACCATCTCTACCGTTGCCAGCGTTCTGATGAAGGCCGGACCGTCGTTACTGCGTACCGTGGGCGGCTGGTTCGGTGGCGACACCGCCAGAACGGCAGATTCTGTGGCGGGGATCGTTGAGAACGTCAACAGCGTCATAAACCCGCAGGACCAGCAGCGGGTGCTTGAGCAGAAACTGGCGGCGCTGCCGCCAGAACAGTTCGTTCAGCTTCAGTCCCTGAAAGTCCAGATTGAGCAATTCCAGCTTGAGCGGGACAAAGCCGTACTTGCTGACCGTCAGGCTGCTCACCATGAACAACAGGAAACCATCCGTAACGGGGACAACGCCACGGATGAATATGTCCGTCAGACCAGACCGCTGATGGCCAGACTGTCGCTCTACAGCAGCATTGTGTATGTGATGCTGATGTCAGTGGGTCAGCAGGCTGGCGCGATATCCGGTGCTTTTGGTCATGCCTTCTCCATGCCATCACCGGACTGGGATATCGCACTCATGCTGGCGACGCCGGCACTGGGGTATCTCGGTTTTCGTACCCTCGACGGATTCGCCCGGTACAGCAAATCCAGCAAACACAAAACGATGGTGGCGGGTAAATGACGGATGAACTGGATAAGGCCAGCGGCCTTGAGATGGCTGACCGTGAACGGGCATTAAATGCCCTGTTAAACAGGGTTAAAGAATCTCCTGACACTCCCGGTCACTGCAACGACTGTGGTGAAGAAATTGACCCAAAAAGACTGGCGGCCATGCCGGATGCAGTGACCTGCATTGACTGTCAGACACTCAGGGAGACGGCATAAATGGAGTGGGAAACCGTAAGAAGTAACTGGGCTGTCATCTGGGCCGGGCTGATGTCCGGTATCAATATTATCCACCTGCTGCTGGTGAAAACCTATGCCCGCCGGGAAGAGATGGAGAAAGTTAACAGCCGGATGAGTGCACTTGAAAAGGCCATCGACGGGATGCCGTCGCGACAGGAACTCCACCAGTTGCAACTGGATATGAGCAACCTGCGCGGCGAAATACGGGAGTTCTCCGGAATGCTCCGGCAGGCCACTCGTATCAGCGATCTGTTGCTGGAAAACGAACTGAAGGAAAAAAATTAAGAGGCTATGAGCATGCAAGAAATCCTCAACAGCGACCAGCGTCTGGTCATTCTGCGCTCACTGGTGGAGTGCGGAGACAGTGCAAACGAATCCATTTTACAGACCTGCCTTCAGACCTACGGCCATCGGGTTTCCCGTGACACCGTCCGCACCCTCCTTGCGTGGCTACGTGAACAGGGACTCGTCACCCTGTCAGATGTCTCCGGGTGTTACGTCGCCGGCATCACAGGACGCGGTGAAGATGTGGCCTTCGGGCTGGCGACGGTCCCCGGCGTCAAAAAACCACGTGCGCGGGAGTGACAATGGAACGGGCCAGAATACTTCAAATGTTAATGACCTGCCGCCAGCAGGCGGAACAGTTGCGCCGCCTGTCAGGTCTGGCGGAGCGTCGGGAGTCCGGTGAAATCGGCATGTCAGCGAATGCGCTTTTTCAGGCCGCTGTGATTATCGAATCCCTTATCAGTGCAAATGAAAAAGCACTGGAAGGCATTGCGCGGCTGGACCGCTCTGAAACCCAGCTTATCGGAGAGCGTGATCAGGTCATCGCCGCACTGGACAGCATGTATGAGGCTGTAACCGGTGCGCCTCCGGAGTGGAGCACCGCATTTGGCTTTACGGATGCGATTAACGACGTGACAGAGCGTATTTTTGAACTGGAGAATATCAGCCATGCCTAAATCCCTTAAGCCACTGAGCAGCAGCCAGCGTGACATTATCCGGAAAATGGCCGCCATTCTCGTCTGTGCGGAAATTGAAGTCAGAGCCATTGCACCACAGTTTGAAAAATCGACGGGTAAAAAATACAACTCCGAATCCGCTGATTCGTATCTGAATACATTCCTCAACAACAACCCGGAATACAAACGCGTCTGGAAGCTGCTGCTGAAAGACAAATCCAGCGTTGAACGTGACTTCCTTGAACGTATGAGGAGGGAGAATGGCAAGTGAACGCCAGACGCGCGGACGACCTTCAAAGATTGATTTGCTCCCGGATGCGGTCCGGGAGCAACTGCATCAGATGCTGCGCGATAAACGACATACCCAGGAAGAAATCCGCGAAGCTATTAACGAGCTGATCAACGAATATAACCTCCCGGAGGACATGCAAATCAGTCGTACCGGTCTGAACCGCTACGCAAGCCGCATGGAAACGATGGGGTCAAAGATTCGCGCTTCCCGCGAGATGGCTGAAATCTGGGCCTCAAAGCTTGGTTCTGCACCGACGTCAGATGTCGGGAAGTTACTGCTGGAGTTTGTTAAAACACTGGCTTTTGAAACCTCAATGGAAATGGCTGACAGCGATAAAACTGTCGAACCAAAAGCGCTGGGTCAGCTTGCGCTTGTCGCCCAGCGACTGGAAGCCGCTGCGATGGCAAGTCACAAACGCGAGAAAGAGATCCAGCAGGAGTTTGCGAAAAAAGCCGCTGCGGCCGCAGAGACCATCACCCGTTCAGCTGGTTTGTCGGCTGAGACTGCTGCCGATATCAAACGTCAGATTCTGGGGATTGCAGAATGACCACCATGCCGCCCGCCAACACACTGACCAGCCAGTCCGCTGCCGCGATCCTTTCCGGTGAGTTCGACAACAGCCAGCTGTTGCTGCCCTACCAGAAACGCTGGATTGCCGATGATGCGCAGATAAAGATTGCAGAAAAGTCTCGACGTACCGGTCTGACATGGGCGGAGGCGGCCGATGCAGCATTGAACGGGTCAATGTCCCGTGAAGCTGGCGGATGTGACACGTTCTACGTTGGCACCACGAAGGACATGGCGCGTGAGTTTATTGACGCCTGTGCCATGTGGGCCAAAGCCTATGACCGGGCGGCATCAGAGATTGGCGAAGAAGTACTGAAAGATGAGGACAAGGATATTCTTGTTTACGTCATCCAGTTCGCCAGCGGTTTTAAAATCAAGGCGCTGTCTTCCAACCCGTCAAACCTGCGTGGTATGCAGGGTAACGTCATAATTGATGAAGCTGCATTCCAGGGGGATCTTGCTGCACTGCTGAAAGCTGCGCTGGCTCTCACGATGTGGGGTGCGAAGGTGCGCATTATTTCAACCCATAATGGTATAGAGCACCTCTTTAATAAATTGATTACGGAATGTCGTGCTGGTAAGCGTCGTTATTCTGTGCATCGCGTTGATATCGAAACGGCTATCCGTGAGGGTCTCTATAAACGTATCTGTCAGGTGACCCACCAGGTCTGGTCAGCAGAAGCTGAAAAGGAATGGCTGGCTAACCTGCTGAGCGACACGGCTACGGAGGAAGATGCCCGCGAGGAATACTACTGCGAGCCGAAGAACGGCGGTGGCGTCTATATCGCACGTTCCCTGCGCGAACGCGCGGCCAGAGGTCCGACCGTTGTCCTGCGCTTTACCGGTACGGCTGATTTTAACGCGATGCCGGACGGGCTGCGCCGTGTGGATATGCAGGAATGGCTGGAGACGGTCGTACTTCCCGAACTTGAGAAACTGCCGCAGAACCTGCGCCACTGTCTGGGGGAAGACTTTGCACGTAACGGTGACCTGACCGTGTTTGCGCCGGTGACAGTCAACGATGACACGACGCGCAACGTCCCGTTCCTGGTGGAACTCAGCAATGTGCCATTTAAACAGCAGGAACAGGCGCTGTTTTATATCTGTGATCGTCTTCCCCGCCGCGACGGCATCAAGCTCGATGCGCGGGGTAACGGTCAGTATCTGGCAGAACAGGCGGCGGAAAAATACGGTGATGAAGTTGAGCAGGTGCAGCTTTCCGTCAAATACTACCGGGAAAACATGCCCCGGTTCCGTGCTGCATTCGAAGACAATGAGCTGGTACTGCCAAAGCATGAAGATGTGATCACCGACCTCGGCGCTATTCAGCTTTATCGCGGCGTACCGGGCATTGATGATGCACGAACTACCGGCACCGATGGCCGCAAGCGTCACGGTGACTCCGCTATCGCTATTTTTCTCGGTTTCCTCGCCAGTCGCGAGGACTGCCGGCGTTATGAAGTCCACAAGGTAAAGAAACCTTCCCGCCCCGATGAGCGTAATGAACACCGTCAGGTCCGCATCACACGGGGTCTTAAAAATCAGCGGGGATTACTCTGATGTTTAAACAACTAACCGTACTAACCGGAGCCGTTCGCCGGCTGCTCAGTCCTGCCACGGGGGAAGTTGTCACCGTGAACAAGGACGAGCTTAAGCAGACGCAATCCGCAGCGGCGGTGATGAGTGTACGTTCCCCTTCGACAGGTATCAGCGTTGCCAGTACGCTGAGTCCCGGCAGGCTTGCGGGTATCTTACGTAATGCAGCCGATGGTCATGCGCGTGATTTCTTCATCATGGCGGAAGAACTGGAGGAACGTGACCTCCACTACGCCAGCGTTTTACGTACGCGCAAGCTGACGGTTTCCGGGATTGAGCCTTCGGTGGAGGCCGGGAGCGATTCCCCGCGTGACGTGGAAATCGCAGATGATATCCGTAACCTCATGACGCAACCGCAGGTTCCCGAGCTGCTGTTCGATCTGCTGGACGGGCTTGGTAAAGGGGTTGGTGTCTGCGAAATCCTCTGGAATACCAGCACCACACACTGGAAACCCCGCGATTATGAATGGGTTGATCCGCGCTTTCTGATACCTGACCGGGAAACCCTGCGTGATTTCAGGCTACTGACGGACAGGAACCCTATTGATGGTGAGCCATTGTCGCCGGGGAAATTTATCGTCCATAAGCCCCGCCTGAAATCCGGCCTGCCCTTGCGTAACGGTCTGGCGCGTCTGGTGGCCGTCATGTATATGCTCAAGTCTTACACCGTCCGGGACTGGTGGGCGTTTGCTGAAAAATTTGGCATCCCGATTGTGGTGGGTAAATACGGCAACAATGCCAGCCCGGAACAAATCCAGACATTGCTGGATGCGATTGCATCACTGGCATCAGATGCCGGCTGCGCAATCCCCGATTCGATGAAACTGGAGATGCAGGAAGCGGCGAGCCGTAACAGCGGTGGCACTCTCTTTAAAGAGATGGCCGAATGGTGTGATGCGCAGATTAGTAAGGCCGTACTGGGGCAGACCATGACCACCGATGACGGCAGTTCACGTGCTCAGGCGGAAGTCCACAATGGTGTGCGTATGGACATCGCCAAATGGGATGCCTGGCAGTTATCCAACACGCTGTCTGAATTCCTTGTCCGTCCCTATGTGGATATGAATTACGGGCCACAGGAGCATTACCCCCGCGTCGTACTGCGCATCAGCAAACCGGAAGACCTTAAGGTACTGGTGGATGCACTGTCGCCACTGATTGACCGGGGTATGGAAGTTCAGATGTCAGAGATCCGTGACAAATTTGGGCTGTCTGAACCGGAGAAAGGCGCAAAAATTCTGACACCAACGGCGCAAATGACTAGCCCACTACCGGCCATGAATCGTGAGCAGACCGCACTTAACCGCAGCCAGCCTGACGTTCTTGATATGATAGTGGATGAGGCCATGAAAGACTGGCAGCGTACCGGCGATGCTTTCACCAGTCCGGTGCTTGCGCTGGCAAAGAAATCTGACAGCTTTGAATCTTTTCTTGCTGGCCTGCCGGCGCTTCAGAAAGAACTTGATGCGGATGAGTTTGCGACGCAGCTGGCGATGCTCTGTTTTAAAGCCCGGTCGCTGGGAGATGTAAACGATGGCTAAGCTGGTCGGCGATAAATACAACATTATTCCCCAGGAAGCACTGGCCTGGCTGAAGGCGAAAAAGCTGAAGCCGGGATTTGATTATCGTGATGTCTGGATGGAAGAACACAGCATCGGCTTTACTGTGGCGAAAATGACGCAGCTTGATTTGCTGGCGGATGTCCGTCAGCTCGTGGAGGACGCGCTGGAGAGCGGCCAGACCTTTGAGCAGTTTCGCGAAGTTCTTAAACCTCTGCTCGTCAAACGTGGATGGTGGGGACAGCAACTGATGGATGACCCACTGACCGGTGAAACCCGTACTGTTCAGCTCGGCAGTGACCGCCGGATGCGCGTTATCTACGACACCAATATGCGGACAGCCCGCGCGGCGGGACAATGGCAGCGTATTGAACGGACCCAACGGGCAATGCCTTATCTTGTCTACACCGTCGGCCCCTCACGTGAGCACCGTGCAGAGCATCTTCGCTGGAAGGATGTCTGCCTGCCGGTGGATCATCCGTTCTGGCGAACACACATGGGGCCGAACGGCTGGGGCTGCAAATGCGGTACGCGGCAAATCAGCCGGTATGAGTATGAGCAGATGAAGGCCAACGGCACTATCAACACGGAAGCCCCTGAAGTCCGCACGGTCAGGTGGGTTAACAAACGCACCGGCGAAGAAGAGACCATTCCGGAGGGGATTGATCCCGGCTGGGCGTACAACCCCGGAATCTCCCGCAGTCGCGAGCTGGATGAACAGCTACGCAGAAAACAGGAAGCGTTTGACAGTCATTCGCCATAAAGATAAAAACCATCCCACAACGCGCGTGGCGGCATTAACGATTATAACGTCATGATGACACGTGAAAAAATCGTTAAACGCGCCACAGCGTTTTTAAACGTGTTTTAAACGCGGTTTCATGCCGCGTTTACAGTGAAGCCGGTTAATCCACCTGAGTCCCCGTTTCCCCCCACACTGTCCGGAAGTAAACAACGTGACCGGACAACACCATGAACCCGAACAATACGGAACTGCTGGCGCTCTGCTTTCAGCTTCCTGACCTTACCGATGATGCATTGCCGGAATGGCTGCCGATGATACCGGCGGGAACCTTTACAGGGCGTGATGGGCGTTCGTGGGTGAACAACAATCCTGAAGCCATCATTCGTGCCTCGATGGCTTATCCAAAGCTCCCCTTTGATATCGAGCACTCCACCGAACTGAAAGGCCCGAAAGGCGATGAAGCCCCGGCTTATGGCTGGATTGACGGCTATCGCGTCAGTGATGGCGTGGTGGAGGCGCACGTTGAATGGACTGATGACGGCGTGGCGCAGCTGCGCGGCAAGAAGTACCGCTATTACAGTCCGGCCTTTCGGTTCACAGCGGATGGTCAGGTTACCCGCCTGTCCAGCGCCGCGCTGACCAACAAACCCAACCTTGATTTACCCGCACTCAACTCCGAGGAAAACACGATGACCGTACCTGTCCAGATTGTGACAGTGCTTGGCCTCGCGGCCACTGCCACAGCAGACGACGCAGTAAAAGCCATTCAGCAGATTAAGACCGCCGAGCAGGTGGCGCTTAACCGTGCTGAGAATCCTGACCTGACGAAGTTCATTCCGGTTGAGACTCACCAGTTAGCACTTAACCGCGCGGAAAACGCTGAAAGCAAACTCAATGAGATTGCCATCAAAGAATCAGAATCTCTGGTGGACAGTGCCATCGAGGCGGGGAAAGTCGCACCGGCCAACCGCGAAATGTATCTCGCCACCTGCCGCTCTGAAGAAGGCCGCCAGCGTTTTGCTGAATTCGTGAAAGCGGCACCGGTGATTGTCAGCAAGACCACAACGACCAAAAAAGAAAGCACCGAAGGTCACACCTCGCTTTCTGACGAAGACCTCGCGATGTGCCGCCATATGGGCATCAGCGAAGAAGAATTCCTTTCCGTTCGTAAGCAGGAGAAATAATTCATGCAGGTATCCGCAGAAGTGTTGCATGCCCTGACCACCGCACTGAGCGCCGCCTTTACCAAAGGTGTTGGTCGGGTCAATCCGCAGTATCGATCCATCGCTACGGTCATCCCCAGTTCCGGCGCGTCTAACACTTATGGCTGGGTTGAAGACTTCCCGACCATCAAAGAATGGATCGGGGCGCGTCAACTGAAAGAACTGGCTCAGGCCGGGTATGTCATTACCAACAAGACCTGGGAAAACTCGGTCAAGGTCAAGCGCGAAAAAATCGAGGACGATCAGATTGGTCAGTATTCCGTGATTGCTGAACAGCTTGGCCGCGATACCACGATTTTCCCGGACAAACTGTCGTTTGAGTTGCTGTGCAAAGGTTTCGATACGCTGTGCTGGGACGGTCAGTATTTCTTTGATACCGATCACCCTGTTGGTGCATCCACCAAATCGAACGTTGTGGGCGACCCGGAGACCGATACGGGTGAACCGTGGTTCCTGATTGATGCGACGCACGCGCTACTGCCCATCATTTACCAGGAGCGTCGTCCATTTAACTTCATCGCCCTCGATGACCTCACCAGTGAGCGGGTGTTCCTTCAGAACGAATTCGCTTACGGGACCGATGGACGCAGCAACGTTGGCTTTGGTTTCTGGCAGACCTGCGTGGGGTCAAAAGCCGCACTGAATAAAGCGAACTATGAAGCCGCGGTCTCCGCAATGATGGGCATCACTGATTCTAACGACGAACCACTGGGCATGAATCCGACATTGCTGGTCGTCGGTAAGAACAACCGTGGCGCGGCCAAAGCGCTGATTGAAGCGGTTATGGCTGATGGTGGTGGTTCAAACATCTATTACAAGGATGTGGACTTGATGGTTTCACCTTTCATCAAAAAAGCGTGACGTCATTACGTAAAAAATCACGTAACGCCGGATTAAGGAGGAGTTAATCCTCCTTTAAACCCACCCTGAATGAGGTTTAAAAAGTGAGTGGAAAAGTTAATAAGTCAGCCGCTGGTAAGACCGGAACCACTTCGGAAAAGAAAGACGACAAAGCAACGAAGGATACGCCTGTCCCGGAGAAACCGGCACCGGTGGCACCAGTTATTACTGATGACAGTCAGGCATCACAACCGGCGGTTGCAGCTTCAGATGTCGCATCAGACCCGGAACCTGTACCCGGTGACAGTGGAATAACGGTTATCCCGGCCACAGTCAGTATTGTCACCATGCCGGGTGAGAACACGGGTGATGACCTGAGAAAACATCTCTGGCGGGAGACGCTGGCCCATGACCATTCAGAGGCTGTTCGCATTGCTGAAAATGTCGTTGTGCTGGAGGTCCGCGCCATTCCGGAAAATGGTTTTCACCGGGCAGGCCGATTCTGGCCGCACGATACGGTGCATGTGTTTGTCAGCGATAACCCTGATGAACAGATTCTGGAAGATGCCGGAGGTAAGCCGCTACAGGGTTGCGTGATCAGCACCGACACAGCCCTGCGTCTGAAGGCTGAAAAGATGCTGATTGTAACCGAACTGGCGACCATTGCCGGGACTGAAGCCGACGTGGAGAGCAAGTAATGGGCATCTACGTAACGCGCGAGGACCTGCTGGCAACCGATGGTGACCGCGTCTGGAACATGGCAATCAACAAAGAGACGCAGCAGCTTGACGAAGAAAAGATCCAGCGTGCGATTGATGACACTGATGCAGAAATTAATTCCTTTCTGGCAAAGCGTTATCAGTTGCCGCTGAACCTTCCGACCCTGCCGAGTCCGTTGCGCCGGGCGGCGGTTTCCATCGCGTTCTACTGGCTGTCTGAACGGGACCATCAGATCACCGATGAAATCCAGAAGCGTTACGACGAAGCCCTCCGCACCCTGCGTGAAATCGCCAACGGCACCCGTGACCTCGGTGTGCCGTCTGACACCCCGGTCCCTGAGACCGACACAGGAAAGCTGATCATCGTCAGTGAAAACCGTCGTCTGTTCACCCGTAACAACCTGAAAGGGGTGCTGTGATGGGAATTACTGTCGAGGTCAGAGGAGATCAAAAGCTTCAGGACATTCGCCGTGCGATTGAGCGACTGGCTGACCAGTCGCTGCAACAGGAGCTACTGGAGAGCATTGGCGCTGTGGTGGAGTCACAGACCCGCCGACGTATCTCCAGCGAGAAATCCAGTCCTGCCGGTGAGAAGTGGCAGGACTGGTCTGACAGCTACGCGAAAACCCGACACAGCAACCAGAGTCTGTTACAGGGCAACGGCGACCTGCTCGACAGTATCCAGTATGTGGTCAGCGGCTCTGTCGTTCGTGTGGGTACGCCGCTTGATTATGGCCGGACGCATAACGAGGGGTTTTCCGGCCCGGTGTCTGTGTCAGCCCATAAGCGACTCATCTCACAGGCATTTGGACGGGCGCTTAAACACGGGGTATGGCAAACCGTGGGGGCGCATAAACGTATGTTGAACATCCCGCAGCGTGAGTTCCTCGGCCTGTCCTCCGGGAACAGTCAGGAACTGCTGCACGTCATCGGGGATTTCTGGAATGAGGTTCTGCAATGAATGAACGTCCGGCATTCGTCACCCTGGGCAGTACGGTCAGTGCCGCCGAGAATATTGTTAACTGGCTGAAAGCTGAACTGGAGGGTGAAAAGCAACCTGACCGGGTTGAAAAGGTGGAGCGTCACATCGGTCAGTTTAACACCCCGGATCAGGTCAAAAGCTATATGTCCGGGCGCGGCGGCAGTATCCGTATTGCGGCCTTACGGGTCAGGAATATCCAGAACCGTCGCGGCATGACAGGCCTTGTGACCTGGGCGGCCTACATCATGATGGCTGATTTCTGGGGATACCCGCGCGATGCCCGCTGTGAGGTTATTGCCGGACGCCTTGCCCGTCGTATCAGTTGTCGTGAAGCGGCTGCGGGCATGAAGGCTGAGCGTATGGCTGAGAACATCGCCGCTGAAAACCTCTGGTCGGGTGGCCTGGACAACCTCGGGATCACCATGTGGGCCGTTACATGGGAACAGGAATTCCGTCTTGATGATGAGATAGACCTGTCCACGTTGCCGGAATTCCTGCGACTGGGGGCAACCATTGTGGTGAACGGACAGCCGGTAAGCGATGAGCCGCAAATCATAAACGTAAGAGAAGGACAGACTGATGACAAAGAAAATGATTAAGCCATCACGGGCGGGCCTGCTCGTTCGTAAGGCTGATGGCAGTCACCTTGCCGCTGATGGCGAGACGCTGCCGGTCAATGCGTACTGGCTGCGCCGTGAAAAAGAAGGCGATGTGAATATCACTGAGCCACCGAAGTCCCGCACACCTAAAACCGATAAGGAGGCATGATGTCCATCGGTAATATTCCTGATGATATTCGTGTCCCGCTGGTCTGGATCGATATCGATAACTCTATGGCGATGAGTGCCGCGCCGGCACAGTCCCGAAAAATTCTGGTTGTGGGTCAGCAGCTCGCCAGCGCGAACGCTTTACCGTTGACGCTGAACCGCATTACTGGCGACAGCATGGCAGATGAACTCTATGGCCGCGGCTCCATGCTGGGTGAAATGGCAAAGATGGTCCGCAAGGCCAACCGCTACACCGAGATGTATGCGATGGGACTGGAGGATATTGACCAGGGTGCTGCGGCGAGTGCCACAGTCACGATGCTCGGCACCGCCACTCAGGCTGGTACGCTGGCACTGATGATCAATGGCGTATCTGTCCAGGTCGGGGTCAGCATCGGTGATGAAGCGGCAACCATTGCCGGCAATATCATCGCTGCAATTACCGCAAAGCCTGCCACTCAGGTTACTGCCAAAGCAAAAGCTGAAGCTGCTGCAACGGTAGTGCTGACCGTGAAGTGGAAAGGCGTCACGGGAAATGACAGCGATGTGCGCCTGAACTATTACCCCGGAGAAAAAACACCTGCCGGCATCAGTGCAACACTGACCGAATTTTCGGGTGGTACAGGGACGCCAGATATTCAGTCTGTTGTCGCGGCGCTGGGGGATGACTGGTACACGGATATTATTTTCCCGTACACCGACACGCAGAGCCTGAACACCATTCGTGACGAACTGGAAGAACGCTGGGGGCCGCTCAAGATGATGGAGGCGCTTCTGTGGTCTGCTTATCGTGGTACGCATGCCCAGAGCGGGACATTCGGGCATACCCGCAATGACTGGCTGATTTCCTGTATCGGCACCAACATCGCACCAGAACCGTCATGGCTATGGGCCGCCAGCTACGGCGCAACGGCGGCATACCAGTTGGCCCTTGACCCGGCCCGTCCTCTCCAGACGCTGATCCTGACCGGTATCAAGCCGCCCGCTCGCGGTATCCGCTGGGATATGCCAGAGCGTAACCTGCTGCTGCATGACGGTATAGCCACGCACTTTGTTGATGCCGGAGATAACGTCTGTATTGAGCGCGAAATCACCATGTATCGCGTAAACCGCTATGGCGATACGGACATTTCATACCTCGATGTGCAGTCGCCGGCAACGCTTGGCCGCATCCGTTATGTCATCAAGAACCGCTTCACCAGCCGTTATCCGCGCCACAAGCTGGCGGATGATGACGTACTTGATTTGCTTGATGCCGGTCAGCCAGTGATGACACCGAAAATTGCGACCGCTGAGCTGCTGGATATTGCGCTGACTGAGCTTATCCCCGCAGGTCTGGTGGAGGATTTCGAGGATTATAAAGACACGCTTGATGTCACCATCGACAGTAAAGATCCAAACCGTCTGAACTTTATCTGTCACCCGAATCTGGTGAATCAGTTGCGCGTTCTGGCCGGTCTCATCCAGTTCAAACTTTAAGGAGCCAGCATGGCAAATATTCTGGGTATGGCGGCGATTCGTGTTAATGGCCGTGAAATCAAAACTGAAGGGAAATCCGTGCTAAATCCGGGGGGCTATGCCCGCCAGCAACACATGGGCGGCGGTAAGGTCTGGGGTAATTCCCGCAAGATGGCGGCCCCTTCCATCAAGCTGACCATTGCTGCGGATCGCGACGTCGATGTGATTGAAATCAGTAACTGGGAGGACGTGACCGTCATGTTCTACGGTGACAACGGCCTCAACTACATGATGACCGGCGCGGCCACCGATAACCCGGCTGAACTGGACGAAGACGCGGGTACGGTTTCGGCCAACTTCATCGGCGTCAAGTGTGTGAAGGTGTAAGACATGGCTGAACTGACATTCACTCTGAAACACGGTCTGCGTACCGGCAAAGGCACCGTCGATGAAATGCTTCACAAGGATGTGACGCTTCGTGAACTGACATCCCGTGACGTTATCGAATCGCAACTGGCCTCTGAACGTGTCGTTATCGGTGAGCACGGCAAGGCGGTCGCGTACTGCTCTGAGGTGATGATGGGGCTGGAGATGATGCGCCGGCAGATTAAGCAGATTGGTCAAATCCCCGGCCCGCTGGACATGAATCAAATCTATGGCCTGCATCCGGAAGATTTGAAGTTGCTGACAGAAAAGGGTCAGGCGATGGATGACATGCTGGGGGAGACTGCCGAACGGGGGCGACATGATGCCGATGGCAGCGGCGCTCAATCTACTGCTGATTAACCTCTCTCAGCGTTTCGATGTTAACCGACTTGAGCAACTGCCCCTGCGGCAGTTGCTTATTCAGGTCAGGCAACTGAGGAAGCAATATGACAAACCGCCTAAGCACTGAAATTCTGATTAACCTTGCCGGGAACCTGACGGCGAAAGCCCGCCAGTACGGCGCTAACATGAGCGAGTTTGCCAGCCGCAACCAGAAAGCAATGTCTGTTGTTAAGGCCGCGTCTGAATCTGCCGGACGTGGTCTGGACATGCTCAGTAATCGCTATACAACGATGATTGCCGGCCTTGCCAGCGGTGCAGCGCTGAAGGAGTTCGCTAAAACAGACAGGCAATTAACCGGGCTGGGTATTGCCGCCGGTAAAACTCGCGATGAGATGCGCAATATCTTTGATGGTATTCAGGATACCGCCATTAAATTCCGGGTCGATGACTCGGAGTTGCTGGCGGCTCTGGAGAATGTCAACAAAACGACCGGTGATCTGGATTTCGGTATTCAGAATAAGGGCATGATAGCCGCCTCTATCGCTGCATCAGGTTCCGATGGAGAGCCGATTGGCGGATTGTTTTCTCAGTTCCCCAAATTTGGTCTTCAGACTGAAAAGCAGACGCTTGCAGCTATGGACACGTTAAACCTTCTGGGAAAAGAAGGCGCATTTGAGCTGAAGGACATTGCAGAAAAAGGCGTCCGAGCCTTCTCTATGTACTCCGCTGCTGGCGGGAATGGCGTTAAGGGAGTCAAAGACGTAGGCGTTGTACTGGAATCTGCCATTGATGCCACAGGCAACCGTGATACAGCAGCCACGGCGACTGAAAACCTTATCCGTGAACTGCAGTTGCCAAAAGTTGTTGACACCCTCAAGCAGAAAGCCGGGATTAACGTTTTTGACAAAGACGGAAAGATGCGTTCGCTTTCAGTGCTCCTCGCTGAAGTAGCGAAATCATCTGGTAGCAAAGGTGCTGAAGAGCAGAATAAAAGACTTCTGGAAGCCGGTTTTAATCAGGACAGTATTTTACTTATCAGCAGTGTCACCTCCGGTAAAGGAGCGGAAAACCTCAAGCGATACCAGTCAGTTGTCGGGGACGGCACAGGCATCATGAAAGATGCTGAATATGCGGCGAAAGATTTTACTTCGGCGCTGACCAGCCTGAATGTTACCTGGAAGAAGTTTTCTAACAGCAATCTTGCCGGCCCGGTACAGGAGCTGGCTGATGCTATCAATTCAGTTGATCAAAAGACGGTCCAGAACTGGCTGGAAGTCGGCAAGAAAATAGCCATTGCGACTGCCGGAGTCATTGCGGCACGTAAAGCTTTTAAAATCGGTAAAGGCGCATGGGATTTTCTCCAGCCAGAGAAAGGCGGCAAAGGCATCCCTAAAGGCGTCTCCGATGTTTTTGGCTCCGGGGTTATGCCTGTTTATGTCGTGAACATGGGCAAAGGTGGCATGGGTGGTCCGGGTGATTTAATCCCTGATGGAAAAGAACCTCGTAAGCCCAATGGTCCAGGACGTCTTGGTGTTCCGGGAGGTATGCTCGGAACATCACTAATGATGGCCACAATACCCTATCTTGATGATGCCCCTTCACTAACCAATGATGATAAAGCTGGCATGGTTCAGTGGGCAAAGGATCGTGCCAAACGCAAAGCAAATGAGAAACCGGTTATTGACCCGCGCCCGTGGGCATCAATGACACCGGCAACGCCGTTTATCCCAGCGTCTGAAGGTTCCCCGGCAGATGTGAGGCGTCCTGAAACAAATGACCATTCTTTGTTTGGTGTCATCGTTGATTTTCTGCGTGGCACCAACGCCGCAATAGAGAATAAAAATGCGCTTGATAAATCAGCACAGCCATCCGTTCCTCTGGCCCCAACAGTGAAAGAGATACAGGGTGAAATTCGTGTGATCCTTGAGGGAAATGGTCGCGTTAAAAATGTCTCCATGAACCAGTCTGATATAAAACTCAGCGCTTCTGCTGGCGTGACCAGCGTGGGACAAGGCTAATGGGAAAAACACAATGGGAAGACCTGCGAGATGCTTCATTTCGGGGCGTATCCTTCTATCTGGTCGATAACGAAGGCACCAGTGGACGCCGTGCAATCCCCCGCGCCTACCCCAAAAAAGAAGTGGGCTGGACCGAGGATAACGGTGCCGTTCTGACCCAGCAGCAAATCAATGGCAAGCTGATTGGCAAGGACTACCAGAGCCAACTGGAGGCGCTTCTGCATGTTCTGAACATGCCGGGACCTGGTGAACTTATCCATCCGTGGTTCGGCATTGAGAAAGTTCAGGTCGGCAAGGTGACTCACCGTTTGAGTACCGAGGAAGGCGGCATTGCCTACATCTCTTTTGAAGTATATGAGGCGGGTGAACGCCTGTTCCCGGCACCGGCAGAAAATACCAGTCTGACGGTACTCAGCGCGGCGGATAAGGTTAAAGCAGCCCTTGCGAACGGTGATGTTTTTGCCCTGCTTGATGGTCTTGGTGAGATGGCCGATACGTGGATGGACGACATGGAAAATCTGGTGGTGGGTGTGCTGACGCTGCCCTCCGCGATTACTGAATGGACTGACCGTCTCGGACGTTTTCGAGGGTTGATTGAGCTGGCCGTCGCGAAACCTGCCGGATTTATCAATGATGTTCTGAACCTTGTCAGCGGTGTCCGTGAGACCGTGACCGAACCTCTGTGGTCAATGCGGGTTTACGATCAGCTCCGCAACCGGTGGCAGGGAGAACAGTTTTCCGGTTCCTCTTCTTCACCGTGGACGTCGCCGGATTCGCCAACAAATACAAGTGATCGCGCGACGGCTGCTGCGCTTCACCAGTTACCCAAATACATGTCAGTCACTCCGGGTTCCGTTACTGATGGCACGTATGGCTTTGCCAGTAGTCTTCCGGACGTCGTTCCTGAACTGACGGATGCAATGCAGGCTAACATCACTGATTTTCGTCAGTTGATCGTCGTTGCCAGTCTTATCGGACAGGCAGAGACCATTGCCAGCACGGAGTTCAGAAGTAGTGAGGAAGCCATCAGTACGGGCGACACGCTGGCTGAGCAACTGAATGAACAGGCGGTGTACGCCGTGGAAAACGGTCAGCGGGATTTGTGGCATGCCCTGCGTGAGCTGCGCTTTGCCGTCGTCAATGACGTCCGGGTCAGAAGTGCTCAGTTACCACAGGTCCGGATAGTCACCCTGACCACGACATCCCCTGTATCCCTGATTGCATGGCGTGAGACCGGTAATACAGAGAACCGTGACGCCATTGCCACACGGAACCGACTGCGTGACCCGGCTTTCATTCTTCCAGGTAAACCTGTCGAGGTAACAGAGTAATGGAAATGGTTGTACTTGAGGTTGACGGCCAGCAGTGGGACGGATGGACCGAGATGTCCATCACTTCCTCACTGGAGGCTGTTGCCGGCGAATTTGATCTCACTGTCACCACGCAATGGTCCGAAGCATCACCGCGTGTCATTAAGCAGGGTATGCCCTGCATCGTCAGGCTGGGAAAGGATACGGTTCTGACAGGGTATATCGATGATTTTATTCCAAGCTATGACGCAGAGAACATGAGTATTCGCGTCATGGGCAGGGATAAAACCGGCGATCTTGTTGACAGCTCTGTGGTGCATAAGTCCGGCCAGTGGAAAGGTGTTCGACTGGAGCTACTGGCAACGGAAATCTGCAAACCCTATGGCATCAGTGTTATCAGTGAAACTGACACTGGTGAAACCTTCGGTAGCGTGGTGCTTGAACAGGGAGAGACCGCCTTCGATCTTCTTGACCGCCTGGCTAAACAACGCGGCGTTCTGCTTACTGCTGATGGCCTGGGTAATCTGATCATCACCCGTGCATCAACAAAGCGTGCCGGCGTTCCTCTGATTTTCGGGACCAATATTCTTGCCGCCCGTGGCCGGTTCAGTTGGCGCGAGCGAAACAGCCAGTACATCGTAAAAGGTACGTCCAGTGCCGGTGGAAGCACATGGGACGCTCAGCCCGCCAAAGTGACAGGTGGACGCCAGACCATTGTTGATGATGGTGATATCAACCGCTACCGCCCGAAGATCCTGGTCAATGAAGACAGCCTGACCGTCGGCGGCGCGAGTACACGTGGTGAATGGTACAAAGCCCGGATGATGGGTGAAGCCAACAGCACCGAAATCACGCTGGCTGGGTGGCGCGAAAATGGCGATGACAGCCCGTTATGGCAAAAAAACAGACTCGTCGATATTGATGACCCGATACAGAACCTGAAGGCCACGTGGCTGATTAAGAGCGTGACGTTCACTGAAGGTGATAACGGGCGTATCTGCGTTCTGACACTGGTTCCTCCTGAGTCGATGGATATGCCTGAAACCAGTGCGAAAAAAGCAGGCAAGAAAGGCAAGAGATCAAAGGCAAAAACGGAGGAAACATGGGACTAAATCCGGCAAATATCGGTCGCACACTTGAAGGTATTGGACGCCGGCTGCGGCTGCTCGTTGACAGGGCTGTCGTCCGCATCGTTACCGACAGTCTTGGTCGCCAGAATCTCCAGATCCAGTCTCTGGCGGATTCCACCAATGATGACGTTGAGCGTTTCCAGAACTACGGTCTGACGTCTGTGCCGCCAGTCGGTTCAGAAGCACTCATTCTGGCAGTGGGGGGACGCCGGGAAGGTCTGGTGGCAATCGCTGTTGAAGACAAGCGCTGTCGTCCAAAGGGCCTGGAAAATGGAGAGGTCAGGTTATATCACGGTGATGGTCAGTCTTATATCACCCTGAAAAAAGGTGGTCTTATCGACGTTAAAGGGAAATCGGTTAATTACGATGCCGGCGAATTGTTTGTGATAAATACAAAATTATTAAAAGTTAACGGCCCATCTGAATTTTCAAAGGATATTCAGGTCGCAGGTAAATCTGTTCTTAAGCATTTCCATATTGACGGAGATGGCGAAAAATCATCGGAGATGAAATGACTATTGGTATCAGCTGGAATAATCAACTCTCCAGAGGTGAACTGACAATTAACCATGATGGTTTATCGCGTGATGAAGGTATGGTCACACTGGTTCTTATTTGTCTTTTCACCGACGTCCGTGCTGATACTGATGACATTATCCCCGATAATTCATCTGACCCGCGAGGCTGGCCCGGTGACTCCTTCAGTGATTATCCGTGGGGGTCAAAACTCTGGCTACTGGACCGCGAAAAACTGACGGAAACAGTCAGAATGCGGGTGGAAGATTATGCGCTGCTCTCCATGCAGCCTCTTTTACGTTCCGGATATGCACGTAATGCAACGGTGACGGCCACGATAAGCGGCAGTGATCGGATTAATTTTATTGTCATTCTTACCCGCCCGGATAAAACAACGCTCCGGATTGAAATAAGTAAACGCTGGGAGTCCACTGCTAATGCCTTATAACGTTCCCGCACTGCGCAAACTTATTACTGACGGCGAAAAAGATATTGCCTTTGAACTGGGGCTGCAAAAACTTCCACCAGTAGGTGTTGAGAAGGCACTTAATACCTCATTCAGTAATCAGGTGCGTGATTTATACGACCACCAGAGCTGGATCAAAGACCAGATTATTCCGTCCGTTAAATCTGATGATGAAACCATTATCGAAACTGCGGCCAGTGAAGGCGTCATCAGAAAACAGGCCACATTTGCTACGGGGCCGGCTGTATTTAAAGGGACCACGCCACTACCGGAGGATGCGGAAATGCAGACTGCTGCCGGTGTTGTTTATGCCGTGACAGCTTCCGGCGTTCCTGTGGATGGTGTGATGACAGTAACCATTCAGGCCAGCGATGCCGGCGCGTCAGGAAACCTTCCGGAAGGTGAAAGCCTGACCCTGCTGTCCCCCGTTCCCGGCGTGGAAAGCATTGGTTTAACGGGTACGGGGGGCATCACCGGTGGTGCGGACATTGAGCCAGTTCCTGAATTACTTGACCGGCTTTTGTTCCGTAAACGAAATCCCCCCGTTGGTGGGGCTGTACATGACTATGTCATCTGGGCGCGAGAAATGGCTGGCGTAAGTCGGGCGTGGGCATTCGATGCCTGGCATGGCCCCTGCACAATCGGACTGGCATGGGTTTATGACGATCGTTCAGTGATTACTCCCGGATATCAGGACCGGAAAAATATGGAAGATTACCTTTTCCGTCATACCGACCCGGCGACTGGCGTATGGGTTGGTAAACCTGGAGGAATAGAAGTCTGGCCCGTTGAACTGGTGCTCCGTCCCGTCAATATGGTTATCGACATAACACCGGATACGTCTGCCACGCGTAAAGCTGTCCAGTCCCGCCTGCTGACGCTTCAGAAGACGCTGCTACCTGGGCAAACGTTACCCATTTCAGCAATCAGGACTGCTATCGGCACAGCATCTGGCGTGACCGATTACACACTGAATCTGACTGCTGACATTCCCTGCGATCAGAATGAACTTATCACTATTGGGGAACTGACATGGCCCACAGCGTAGATGAGTGGCTGGGTGCTTTATGGCAGATCATGCCACGTGGCAAAGCGTGGTCACGCGATGAGGATGGTGATTTAAACCTTTTTTTACGGGCGTTAGCCAGGCGTTTAAGTCAGACGGAATTTGATGCAGAAAATCTGCTACCGGAGATGCGGCCAGAAACAACATTTATGCTTCTGGAAGAATGGGAGGAATACCTTGAACTGCCGGAATGTGGGCAGTCAAGCGGTACTGTAGAAGATCGACGTCGTGCTGTCGTGGAGAAGTATCACCGCAAAGGTGGCCTTTCCCCGTGGCAGATTGAAGCGGTGGCTGCCGCGCTTGGATTTACTATCCGGGTTACTGTCATTCTGCCTCACCATTGCATGCGTAGCTGCATGTATCCCCTTTATCCAGCCCGTTATCGCTGGACGTTACAGATTGATGTGATCGGTATAAGCGGCGGACGTTTTACCTGTATCGATAACGTCATGACACCGCTTCTGAGTGAACGGGCAAGAGAACTGGAGTGTGTGCTGACAAAATACCGTCTCGGCGGCACAGCATACGAATATTATTATTCTTCAGGAGATAACTGATGTATCACGTAGATAATTCGACCGGTGTTCCGGTTATGCCACTACCGTCTCCTATCACCAGTGAGACAGAGCTTTTCTTTACTGAAGGTGGTAATGGAGTTCCTCCGACATATCCCGGCCCGGACTGGTTTAATGCCATTCAAAGTGAGCTGCTTAATATTATCAGGGCCGCTGGGCTTGATCCGGACAAAATGGACAACACGCAGATTCTCGCCGCTCTCAAGAAACTGTTTCTGAGTCGCTCCAATCCATTTGGCGACATTAAAACAGATGGTGCGGCGGCAATAGCTACGGCTCTATCAAACCTTCATTTGGAAGAAACGGTAAAACAGGCCGCTGGAGCGATGCAGAAAAGTGCAAACGGTGGTGATATTCAGAATGTGGCTGCTTTCAGGAATGCCCTGCAGCTTGGCTCGGCTGCACTGGCATCAATGGGAGTAGGTAAAGGCCAGGTGTTGAGTGCATCACATTTCACTTTCTTCGCCGGTGGAAATGGCTATTTGTATATTCCGTGTCTCGCAACCACAGATAATCCGGTAAAGATAATGCTGCAATGGGGAACCATTCAGACTCGCGGCGGGGAAGATACTGCTTACAATCTGCCCTACGCGTTTCCTACCGGTGGATTGTGGGCTATGGGATGCAGGGCGACGTCTGGTTACAGCCAGTCAATGAACGTCAGGATAGCTAATCGCTCTCAAATCAGTATCCAAAACTGGGCGCCAGCCGGTGCTGTGGAAGACTGCTGTTTCTTCGCTGTGGGGTATTTATGAATAAATTTTATCAGGGCGTTTTTTACCCGGAAGCACTAAAAGAAGCCTATATTTCTGCCGGAACGTGGCCGGAGCATGCCGCAGATGTGAACGATGAGGTAATGGCTGTTTATAGCCAGTACCCACCGGAAGGGAAAATGCTCGGAACGGATAATAATGGTTATCCTGTCTGGGTTGACATTCCTGCCCTGTCACCTGAAGAGCGAGCAGCTCAGGTTGAGCAAACACGACAAGAATTACGTGTACAGGCAGATTCTGAAATAGCCTGGCGACAGTACGCGGTTGATCGGGGAAAAGCGACGGCTGAAGAAGCCGCCGACTTGATAAAATGGCAGGATTACAGACTTGATCTAATGCGTATTGATATATTAAATCCTGTGTGGCCTACGCCACCGGAGGTGTAGGCCATTCAATATCGGGAGCTTTTGATGTATCAACGCGCATCAACAGTACCCGATATTTCTTCCACTCAGTTAAAGCGGCGGTTTCTTCTATCGTCGCTAGTCCCGCATCAATAGCGTCCTGACGCCAGTTAATCTCTGAGTCTGCCCGAACACGTAGATCGGCCTTTTTTACGTCAGCGGCAGCACTAAGCTCTTCATTCGATAGCGGTGGAATATCAGCCCATGCGGGGTGTCCTGCCTTAACTATTCTGACCTTCCCCTCTGGGGGGTTAGTATATTCATTAAAAATATCATCGCTCACATCTATGGCATCATCGAGTGACCAGCCTGCAGAAATAAATCTGTCAAACAGGTTTTTTTCGAAAAAAGCATTATTGCTTGCCGACCAGACATATTTCATTTTTATCCTCCGATTGCAATGTAGTCAAAGCCGATTGAGGCAATGTTGTCTGTTGTTGTCAGTGTCGCACCAACCTTGTTACGTCCAGTATGACCAATTGGCCTTTGCCACCCGGTAACGACCAGCGCATAACATGCATTAGGAAACGGCGTTGGAAATGAAAACTGATACCCACCAACTGGAACCGTTGCACCTGAATTACCAAATTTGATTATTAATGAGCCAATCTGGAGGCTGGCAT